ATATAATTCAAAAGAAGCGCGACTGCTTTTGTGATATTTGGCTAAATGGGGGCAGTCGCTCGTCCAAGGTCACATGACCTTTATTGACGTTTTCTAGTTCGCAGTTTTACAAGAATGCCCGGCTTGTTGGTTTTGATTATTTTTTATCTTGTCTTCCTAAAAAGGCAATAATTGAATGACAATAAAGTCTTCCGATGTTGTTTTAACATCGGAAACATAGGCATTAAGTAAGCTTTCCTCAGTTTTGTATGTTGTTTGGTTTTCAACACTTTCATTCCAACGAATAAATTGAGGTTTGAGACCAGGCCATCCAGATCTGCCAAATAATGCAATACATTCTTCTTTATTTTGATGTATAGCAAATGTAATGCCATGTGGACAACCTGTGTCATGAGTCGCTAGTATGTCTTTTACTTGTCTGCTCATCAAACCACCTCCACACGCTGACTCAACGCTTTCGTTTTGCAGTATTCACAATGACCGCACGGCTTCGCCTCTTCTTCGCCTCTCTTGACCTTGTCAAGGCGCCGGATAAGCATAGATAGCTCGGTCAACTCATAACCAAGTTTTTCTTGCGATTGAAAAACAATCGCTCGGGTATCAGGCGTCGCTTCTTTCGTCACCGCATAGATAATGGGGGTGAACTCTTTGCCGTACTTCTCTTCTAGCATCTTCTTGTAAGCCGCCATCTGAAGAACATAGCCCCAAGCCTCGAACCAGCGGACCTGAATATTTCGTCCGCTTGCTTCATCCTGAATCCAGACCATGCTGTCAATGTCTGATTTTGTGGTCTTAATATCCACGAAATACCCTTTTTCAACATTGAGACAGTCAATCTTACCTTTGAATTCCACTCCTTCGATTTCGCCTGTGACAGCAACCTCTTTCTGACCGACATAAAACTCCATAAATTGCTTGTCGGCCTCCAGTCGCTCAATCATGCGCTGGCCGACCAAGAAGTCAGATTTTAACTGACCTTTGGTCTTTCCGGCTTTTGAAATCATGGCATCTGCGTTTTCATCCATAAATTTCTTATGTACTTCTGGACTTTCAAAATAGCTGTGGACCATGTTCCCGACCAAGAGAGCTGTGTTGTCTCTCTGGTCTTCCCATTCTCCTTCCAGCTCCGCTAACGCCCGTGCTTCGCACTCTCTAAATCGCTTATATTGCGAGATAGACCAGTAGCGACGTGCTGAAGCTGCTGAATAGTAGTCTTTACCAAGTAAATCCATTGTCATTCCATTTCCACCCTTTCAGCCTTGCTTGCCATTTCAGGCATTACTCGGACAATAATCCCTAACTCTTGAGAAATAGCCTTGAATTGCTCTTTGACTTGACGCATATTTTTTTCAGGGAAAATAATTTCCATATTTTGGTATCGATAACCATATTTTTTAGCCACATCATCAGAAGCCATATTTTGCGATTTTTGGCCTACTCCTTGTTCGTGGGCACTATTACCCTCCGAACTCATTTCAGGCTCAAATTCTGACTGATTCTGAGTGTTTCGTTCTGCTTCCGCTTGAGCTTGTCTCATTTCAGCCGCGTCTGCGTGTAGGATATTGATAACATCCAAAACGGATTTGCCTTCTTTGAGCATGTCAGCGTATTTTTGAGGAGCTAGATCATTATCCTCTGCAATGGCTGTCATTTCATCGATACGCTTTTTAAGCTCTTCCTTCGCCTTGGTTCTGTCTGCTAGGTCTTTATCATCTAAAATGGCCTGTAGGATATCCTCCAACTTAGCGCCTTCTTCATATCGTCGAATATAGACAGCTGGGCCAAATCCCGCCTTGGCAGCTGCTTCTGTTATCTGGATAAGTCCAGCTTCACGTTGTTGTTTCTTTTTTGCTTCTTCTGCGACCAAATCAGCAATCATTTTAGAGGTCGCTTGATTGATTCGCACATTGTCAGCCATGAAACATTTTTTCTTGCTGAAATCGTCAAAGTAAATAGCAAACAGCTTGACATCAAGATCGACTCCGCTATCTGCGATTGCAGATTCAAAAGCTTCTCTGACTGTTTCCTTGCGAGCTTCTGCCGCTCTCTCTTCAAATTCTTTAATCTGATTTTTGATGTCTGCCTGCAAAGTTTTGATAGGGTCTAGTACATCATTAACCCATGCTTTCACTTCGTCCAACGGATTAGAGTAGTCTTTTAGTTGGTTTTTGAGTTCTTGCTCAATCTGACGTTGCACTCGTCCCAATTCGTCTTTAACCTTGGTGTCATCTGACAAAGTTTCTTCTGTCACGATATAGCCAGCGTATTTCTTTTGATATGCTGCTAAAGCTTGTTCCAAAACCTCTTTTCCTTGGATTTCGATTTCAGCCGCTTTCAGGACAAATCCGACTTCTAAATCCGGCACTGGAACGAGTTCTAGGCTATCTGTTACATCTTTCAATTCTTCAGTCATTCTAGAAATCCTCCCCTTCTAGCATGTCCATTTGGCCGGTTTCTGGCTCTTGGTCGATTACTTCGCCCGTTTCTTGATCAAAATCTGGAATCTCATCTGCTGGGTAATTTGTATCCGTGGTCGTCAACTCCTGGTTGATAACCTCTTTTTTTGGTTTTTCAGTCACGTCTTCAGAAGCTCCAAGAATGCCGGCCAATGTTTCAGCCTCTTCTCTCACTGGTTCAGCTTCTTTCACTTGACGATCATTGTCATACTCGTCAGCAATTGTGTTATTGATTGCTCCAGCGAACAAGTCACTGTCATTGCTTGTGTTGATAAACATTTTAGCTGCACGATTGATAACAGTCCTCATAGCCATCTGGTCAGGGAAATCTATTTGGACATTTTTCGTTTTGGCTTTAGACCAAGACTTGTCAATTTGTTTTTTAGTCATGATTTCAAAGAACTCTTCTCCATCAGTTCGAGTGATGATGCAATAAGCAGCAATTATTGGATTATCTGCGTTCTGCCAATCCGTCTCATGTTTGACTAACTTCTTACGCCCATTTTCAACTGATACCTCTAGCGTATCTCCTTCGTAGACAACATTTGCAGTAACATCTTTCACCTCTTGCAAATCTTTAGTAACTTTAATGGTCCCAAAATAAGACATTCTCAATTGGACGTCAGAACCGTATTTGATAAAGTAACACTGTTTTTTAGCCGGGCTCAGTCCTTGGGTTACCATTTCTAACAATGCATTATAAACGCTGTCTTGAGTGCACTGTTGGAGTAAATTCCCGCTATTAGAATTTTTTAGAGCATAATATGCTGAACTCAGTGCATTGCTAACGCTATAATTCGGTGCGATCAGTAGTCCTTCTCCCTTCATCGCTTCGATTCGTGTTGCAACATTTGATGTAACTTGCTTCTGCGTTAATTCGTTTGCCATTTCTTTCTACCTTTCGTCTTCTTCAGATTCCAATTTTCACGTTTTATACGTCTATTTTCGTTTTGTAATTTCAAAATAATATTTTGTTGGTCGTCGATGATCTGCCCAAGCTCAATTCCAAGATGCATATACTCAGCCCGCCAATTGTCGATTTCTGCAAGTAGTTCTTCAATCATATTTCATCACCCACATATCGACGTCGACCGCATCCGATATATACGAACTCGCTCGGGTCAAGCTCTTCTCGTGGTTCAGGCGGTTGCATCATATCTCTGTCATAATCAAACATGAACATACACCTTCCCGAGTTCCAGGACTCGTTTCACATATCTAGCTTTAGATGTCAAACCGAGATCCAGCAATTCGTTTTTTTCTTCGTGGTTGGCCAAAAGCCACACACGGTTTTCAAGTTCAATTCTGGTCATCTTCCTGCTCCACCTCTTCAATTTTCACTTCGCTATTTAGACGTTTCATGGCTTCATCTACCGACTTGCCGTCCAGGACGTCCTTGAGCACGTGGCTTACATCGTGCATTGTTTGAGCCTTCGCTTTGCTTCTTTCAGTCTCTGGCATCAAGCCCATATCTTGTAGAGCTAGAAACGCAAGGCTGAAAGCGTGCATTTCTTTTTGAAGTTGTTTGATTTTTTTGATTGCTTTTAGTGCTTTAAACATATTGTTCTCCTTTTTTCTTTATTCTCCAACTTTCCAAATTCGACAGCGGGATTCCACTCCAGAAGAAGTCTTGTCTTGAAATTCCCAGTCATTTCCATAAACTCCCGCAGCTTCGTATGAAGCTGATTTCAAATAAGCAATAGCTTCTTCCTTAGTCTCGAAAACAGTAGCCGAATAATCTTGCTTGCCAATTGGCAAAAAGTCTCTTCCAATCAAACTGAAATCCTCGTTTCCAGTTTCAGCATTTTTGACATGGATTGATATAATGTACATCTACATTTCTCCTTGCAGTCTAGCCTTGATATCAAAGTTTTCTTTGTACTTGTAGGCAGCAAGCTCCTGCTTCAAATTGTAGTTTTCTTGCTCGAAAGCAAAGCGACGTTTGCGCTCTTCGAGAAGATCCTCGTTAAGCTCGACTGCGACCTCTCTCCAGTCAAGACTCACTTCATTGATGAGTCCTTCAAGTCTGAGTTTTAACTTGGTAAGTAA